ATGAGTAGGATAATCATACAGAATGGAAATATGTGCGAACTCGACTTACCTCTTAAGTTCGCACAAAAACTTTATAATGAGTTCGCTATTCGACATCCAAATGCTTTCTACTTACGTACAAGGCAAAGAGGTATGCAGAATTGGGACGGTAAGATTCATTACATCACCAAGACTGGGCAATTTAAAATAGGTTTACTTCCCAAAGTATACGATATGTGTATTGAGATGGGGATTAAACCTAAAGTTGTAGATATGAGACAACCTTTACCTAAAGTCAGTAAAGTAGTTACGAATATAGGCAAATATAAATTAAGACCAGAGCAAGAGAAAGCTGTTAAGGCAGTTATCAATAATAAGGTAGGGAATACACCTTTTCATATTGGCGTATTAGATTACACTGTTAATGCAGGTAAAACACTTATCATGTCGTCTTTATATTTATCCTATAAGAAGCAGTTAAAGACTTTGCTAATAACTAATGATTCTGATTGGTTAAATCAAGCTAGAGAAGAATTTAAGCAATATCTTCCCGGAGAAGATATCACTTTTGTTCAAGGTAAGGTTTTAAACTGGAGTAATTTCACCATAGGTATGGTTCAGTCTATTTCGAGGAACATGAGATTCTATCAAAAAGAATTATCTCAGATAGACATGGTACTTGTGGATGAGGCTGACCAGGGAGGTAGTAAGCAATATCAGAATGTAATCACTCGGTTATTTAATACCAGAATTCGTATAGGATTATCTGGTACCATTTATATGAGCAAGCTTGCTAAGGATAAAGTTAAGAATATGAATCTTGAATGTTTCTTTGGTAAGGTACTTGCCGAGTTTAAACTTAGGGATTCTATTAAGAAGGGTTATTCAACTAAAACTGTAGTAAAGATGGTACCAGGTAAACCCTGGTATGGTAATTGGGAATCTGATTGTATTTCCTATAAGGAAATATACGATGATTCAATCACCAATTGTTATACAGCTTGGTTAATGGCTTATAATAGATTACTATGGAACCTTAATCAAGGCAGATACCCTGCTCTCGTAGTATGCAAGCATATTGCACATTGTGAAAATCTATATAAGTTCTTTAAAAAGAAACTGGGCGATGCCTATAATATTGCCTATGTGCATGTTAATACTCCTTCTAAGTTAAGACAACAAATAATGAAGGATTTTAGAGAAGGTAAAATAGATATCCTGGTATCAACTACAATCATTGCTCGAGGTAAAAACTTTCCTAAGCTTAAGTACTTACTCAATACCGCAAGTATGGATTCACAAGAAAAATCCATTCAATTCCTTGGTCGTTTGGTAAGAACCGATGAATCTAAAAATAAGGTATACCTTGATGACCTTCATTATCCTGGGAATTATTTAGATAGGCACGGTAAACATCGGAAGCAATATTATCAGAGACAAGAATTGAAAGTAATACTGTTAGATAAGCTATGGAAGAAACATCCTAACCATAGCCTTATTAAGAGTTAACTAGAAGTACTATGAGTATTTACTTTTTCTCCGTAGGAGGAAAAGAAGATTACAATTAATAAGCATATAGGCATTATGAATAATGATAAACTAATATGTATCAGAGATGAAGATGATACTAAACTAACTACTCTCTTATCAGAAGGTTGGAGGATAATTCAAATCTCTGCATCAGGTATTTATTGCTGGGTACTCTTAAGGAAACCCAATAACACTAAAAAGAAAATTAAAGGCTTTCAGTGATGGAGAAATATATTTTAATTACAGCGGTTGTTATTATGATAATAATACTCGCTTTAGACTTCATATTTTCTAAGGATGGTTATCAATGTCATTCATGTAAGAAACGTTTTCATAAAGAGGATTTGGAAATCAAGGGATGGCATTTCAAAGAATGGGTCTGTCCCAATTGTAAACACCTTAATTATACTTATGATGAGGAAGATTAAAGAATGGTTTAAGTCTCTTGTTGTGGGGGAGGTACATAATCCTAAACATGTATTCAACTGTAGAGATTTGATATGGATATCAAGCTTGGAAACTTCTCAAAATACTCCCGAATGCTTTACTCATTATTTCTATCTATACTGGAGTAATGGTATGGTAGTCAAAGTATGTCAAGAGAGTCATGATAGAAATTCATACCAAGAATTATATAAACTCAGGGAACTATTTATTAATAACATGGGTTATTCCTATGTTCCGATAGGAGATAACAGTGAGATATACATTTATTATAAACGTAAAAAGGATATATAATGGCTAAGAAAAAGAAACAACTTCCTGACTTATCGAAGCAAGATATTCTTACTCCCATAGATGTAAGTACTCTGGGGACTAATGGAGACCCTTGCTTTGGTATTGGGTATGATTTATCAACTAAGGAATGTAAGCTATGCGGAGACTCAGAATTATGTGCATTTAAGATGTCACAGAACTTGAACATTACAAGAAAAGAACTTGAACAGAAGAATCAATACAAGGATTTGGATGTACTTGAAGATACCGTTGGTATCAAGAAATACATCCGATGCTTGATTCGGAAAGGGAAAGAGAAAAAAGAAGTTATCTCAAAGACAGTTGAGAAATTTGAAGTACCCAGAAAACGTATTAGAGAACTTTATAAAGAGTGTACTAAATAATGAAACCAATAGAGATGATATGGGCTATGTTCAAGGTATACCTTAACAACCCAAACTATTTTGTAAAGCAAGAAGATGTACTTGCTAATTTATGTATGGAGGGTTCTACCGATGTAATCGGGATGTGTAATTCATTGGGAGTACATGTTTCTAGACCCGAGAAATTAACCTTTGGACAACTTTTACGTAAATGTAATATATTATGAACAGATTTAGATTTATCAAAGTAAGGGAGGTAGTATCTCCCAACAGAGCAAACCCAAATGATGCTGGGTTAGATTTCTATGTACCAACTAATTTATACCCTGAGGATATTCATTCTAAAAATGAATTCGACTCAGAAGGTTATGATTTAGATGTTCCTTTTGGTGAAGCCTTTGTAAGGCATATAGCTTTAAAACCAGGTCATCGTATACTTATCCCATCTGGTATCAAAGTTTTGCTAGAACCTCCTGCATCTATGTTAATGGCAGCAAACAAATCTGGTATAGCTACTAAGAAAGGGTTAATCTTTACTGCCGAGATAGTGGATTCCCCTTATGTTGGAGAGATACATATTGGGATATATAACACTTCTCAAGAAATTCAGGTTATCGAGGCTGGTCAAAAGCTGGTACAATTTATTCATGTACCCATTTATATTACCGAGCCAGAGGAGATTCAGCAAGAGGAGTTTTATACTGAATCACAAATGTGGGGAAGCAGAGGAGATAAAGGATTTGGTTCATCTCAAAACATAAAATAGTGGACATAAGGAATATAAATGAACAAGTGCCTCAGGTAGAAGAAACTGAGGCACGGATACTACAAGAAATGTATGATCTTGGGATAGAACAATTCTCTGGATATAAATCTATAGAGAAGTTACCAGATTATCCTTTAGATATAAATAACCCAAAGAACCAAGTTATCCTAAAGGATTTTATTGGTAGGGTTATTGAGGAATTAACCGAAGGATTCGAATCTACCGATGAAGTAGTATCTATATACCGTAACTACGGTTGGAATAATGATTGTTTAACCTCAGAAGAATACACTCAGGTATTAAATCATCTAGCAAATGCAAATGAGGAACAAGCAGATGCCTTGGGATTCTTCTTTACTTTGCTTTTGTATTCTAATATATTGCCAGAAGATATATTAAAATATCAAGATGCAAAGAGTTTATTTGAGGTAATGGCAATTGGAGTCAAAGACCTACTCATCAAGTACCCAGATCATCGAAGTGTAAGGAAATACCCTATACTAAGTCCAACTGATTGGGCAAGAGAGGATAGAGCAGAGTATGATAAGATAGTTTCTTATACCCCAGGTTTTCATGAAATGAGCGAGATATCTCATGAAAACGAGAAGCTATATTTATGGGAAGTAATATATGAACTCAATAAAGCAAGGAACTTCCTTAAGTGTAGACCCTGGAAACAAACTCAAGTAATGACCAAAGAAATAGATTTTCAGGAATCATTAGTAAAAGCTTTCTATCTCTATATGGGATTCTTAGCCATGAATGGGTTTACTCCTTGCGGATTATTTAGTTTATTCTTTAAAAAACAACGTCTCAATTTATGGAGGCAAACTACAAATTATTAATATGAAGGAAGGTAATATACCGGGTTATCCAAACTTTTATGTTTCTAAAAGAGGTAGAGTTTGGAAAAGAGTAAGGGATGGTACTTGGAAAGAGTTACAATATATTAAAAATCCTACCAGAGGTTATTTACATGTTAGTTTAAAAGGGAAGCAATTTAGATTGAATAGGCTAGTAGCCATAGTTTATATACCTAACCCAAGTAATTTACCTATTGTAATGCACCTTGATAACAACATTTATAATAACCATTATAAGAATCTTAAATGGGGTACTTATAAAGATAATACTCAACAAATGATGAGGGAAGGTAGGAATAGAGGTCAATTTAAACCTACTATCACTAAACAACGGATTAGTTTAATATTAGAGAAGTATGCCACAGGTAAATATTCTCAGATTCAATTAGCTAAATTAGTTGGATTAAAGAGTCAAGGTAGGATAAGTAGAATCATAAATAAGTATAGCAGTGTCGGGTTGGAATAAGAAATTAGAGGGGCTTCAACTTAATACGGAGGAGTCCCTCCATTCGTTAGAATTTGCTACTTCACAGGAAGCATGGGAAAAACTCAATGAGGGATTCCTAAGATTAGACCCAATCCTATTTGGGAAAGGGGCTACGGCTAATAGTGGGGTAGCAGTAGTGTATAATGTATTTATAAAAATACGAAAAGCATGGGTAGACCCAGAATTTGATTATGGGCGGTGTTTCAATTATAAAGAAACTAAGTGGACTAGCTTATTGAATAACTACATAGATTTTAATAAGCTTGACTTGTTGCGTAGTAAACTGAGAGTACTGAGAAATAAGTACAATCAGAATTACAATATAACTTATATGTTCAATAATCATCATGATAATGGTAAACAATGTCTAATAGCTGCGACTTTTTCAAAACGATTCGGGGAAGACATCCCAGTTATTACAATGGTAGTTCGGGCTTCGGAGATTACCAAGAGGTTAATATTCGATTTCCTATTAATTCAACGAATGTCAGAGTACGTATATGGGCCGGACCAGTCAGTACAAATCAACCTATTTGCGACTCAAATGTACGGAAATGTGGAGACACTTCTAATGTATCATACCCATAAACCTTTGAAGAAGGTACTTAAAGGAGCAGAGGAGAATTCATGGAATAAGAGGATAAAAGAGATATGGAAAAAATTCCAAAATGGCACAGAGAAGGAATTCTCTTCATTCAAGGTATTCTTTAGAAGTTTTAAAGTGCTTCGACCAGATTTATATGAGGAAACATATAAATCAATGAAAGCAAAAGAATTACTTCTTGAATACGAGGATATAGAATATCCTGAGAATGTAATCTCTTACTCTCAACGTAAAGCCTATAAAAAGAAACTTTTAAAACAAAAGAACAATGGAAGCTAAGGAATTTTTAAATCAGAAGCGGATAGGATTAGTAAACAAATTTTATTACCAAGTTTTAGAGATTAAAAAGAACGGTGCAGAACCAGATATACCCTTGTTAATGAAAGAGGTAGAGGATTTTGATAATTTTGTATTTCGCTACTGGCATATGACCTGGGTTAATTCTACAATGTCATACAGTTAATATTTATATAATATGAGGATATATTCTAACAGTTTTGAGTTAATGTCCGAAATGGGCAGAGAACTCAACAGTTATGGTCAAACTGTAAAACCAAAGACCTATCAAAATAAAGTGATTGAAGGTAATGAGGATTTTATTACAAAAGAACTCATTTGCCAACAATATTGTTTAACTTCACTTGGAGACCCAGTATGGTTATTCATATTCTCTCATTCAAAGGAATGGGCAGATGCCGAGTTTAAAGAAAGAATTGGTTGGTATGATTTAAATCCAGGTAAAGCTTGGGAATTGAGAAAAGATTTATGGGAACAGTTTTTGGTGAATGGTAAGTTTGATTACACCTACCCAGAGCGTATTTGGAACTCGTTAGACATTTATGGTAGTACTTCTTTTAACTGTGATTCAGCAATGCAATCAGTTATTGAACTTCTTAAGAGGGATAATGATACTCGTAAAGCAGTACTCCCTATATTCCATGGTACAGATTTAAGATTCCTTGATGGAAGTAAACGTATACCTTGCTCAATGTATTATGATTTCCTTATCCGTCAGAATGGTAAAGGAGAGAAGGTATTACATATTTGCTATCATCAAAGAAGTTCGGACTTTGTACAACATTTCGGTAATGATGTATATCTTGCATGGAGACTCATGCAATATGTAGCTAAAGAGGTAGGAGTAAAACCGGGTTATCTGTATCACACAATCGATTCTCTTCATGCTTATAAGAAAGATTGGACATCATTAGCATCTAATCTGGAAGACTTACAAGAGAAATACTAATAATGAGGGATGTATCTACTACTGGTGGGTATGTCCCTTTTTCTATTTTAAAATATGGAGACACGGTATACAATAATAAAAAACAAGAGAGAGCTTAAGAAACTTATTGCTTGTTGTAAAGCTACAGGTTATGCTTGCTGTGACTATGAAACTGATGGTTCACCTATATATAATAAGGGTTTTAAGCCAACTATACTCTCAGTATCCTGGATGCCAGGGTTTGGTGCTTCCATTCCTTTAGACCATTTCGAAACAAAAGATTATACATCTCCAGGGTGGAATTGGAAAAAGATGCTAAGGAAATTTGGGGAAGAGGTAATCGAGAATTATGACATTGTAAAGGTGGCATGGAACTGGAAGTTTGATGACCAGATAAACCAAAAGTATCGAATATTCTATAGAGGTACTTGTTTAGATGGTATGCTTGCAAAATATGTTCTTAATGAGGAAAAACCCCATGACCTAAAATCAATGGTAAGAAGGTATTTGCCTGAGCATGGTAATTATGAGAAACAAGATGCTTTTGATAAAATACCTTGGGATAAAAAAGAATTAGACCCACTTTGCCATTATGGGTGTCAAGATACAGATTATACTCTTAGGTTAATGATATTCTTTGAGAAGAAGTTGGTGGATTTAGGTATGTATTCGGTATTCCGTAATTTATTCATGTGTAATTCACGAGTACTAACATCGGTAGAAAAGGAGGGTTTATATCTAGATACTGAGTTCAATAAAAAGCTTTTGGAAGAATATAAACCAAAAATAGATGCTGCTAGAGACGCAATATACGCTTTGCCAAGAGTAAAGAAATTCGAAAAGAAGTATAACCAAGAAAGGATTGATAAATATATTCAGTCTATTGAAGACGAACTTGAAGAGTTAGATTATAATGACCCAAAAGATAAACGGAAGATTGCATCAAGGGAACAGAAAATCTCAAATATCAAAGCAGGTATATTCACAACTAAAAAGGAACAAGAATTAATAAGGTCCATTAATTTGGGTAGCCCAGTTGATTTACCTGCATTGATGTATTCAGAAGATGGCTTTCATTTTGATGTGATTAAGGGTAATGAATCTGGTAAACCAAGTACTGATGAAGAAACTCTTACTAACCTTAGGTTAACGATTAAAAAGCCAGATTCACCAAAGGCAATATTCCTTGATAAGCTTCTTGAATTACGAGGGTTAGAGAAAATGTATAAGACCTATATTTATGGATGGTGGGAAAAGGTACAAGATGATTCTAGATTACACGGTAGGTATAATATACATGGTACAGACTCTAATCGGTTTAGTTCTGCAGACCCAAATATGCAGCAGATACCAAAGACATCTGTAGACCCCAATATCAAGAAACAATTAGTTGCTCCTCCGGGATATTTATATATGGCATTTGACTACTCACAGGCAGAGTTAAGAATGATGGCTCATCTATCGGGTGATGAAACATATCTTGAGGCTTTTGCAAAGGGGGCTGACCCTCACTTGGGTATAGCAGCAGCAAAATATGGAGTATCAATTGAGGAAGCCTCTAAAATATACGAAGATGAAAATCATCCTGACCATAAATTATGGAAGACTAGAAGAAAACAAGCTAAGCAAATTGCATTCGGTTTGATTTATGGTATTGGAGAAGCTTTACTTGCAGTAAAATTATCCGACCCAAAAGCTGGTATTATAGTTACTAAAGAAGAAGCCCATAAAGAAATGGCGGAGTTCTTTGAGAAACACCCAAAGATACTTAAGTTCAAAGAGAAGCAAGAGAAATTTCTTCGTAAGCATGGGTATTATACCCAGTTATTTGGTACTAAGAGAAGATTACCCCAGATATACTCAAACGACAAACAAGAAGTTGCTTATGCTATTCGTTTGGGACTTAATTTCCCATGTCAAGGTGCTGCAGCAAATATGACCAATTTTGGAGCTATCCTTGTTTATTGGTTAATGAGACAAGGTAAATTACCACGTATGCTTGAAGTAGCAACTGTTCATGATGCAGCCTATTTTTACTCAAAGCCTGAATATATTAATACTTGGACTGTTTTTAAAATATGGGATATATTGAGAAACCCTAGTACTAAGAAATATTTTGGTTTTCAAGTGGATGATGTAGATATGTCAATGGACTTCTCTATTGGTAGGTCAATGGCAGAAGAATTACCTTTTATTCCTGGGTATGATTATAGAAAGATGCTTCAACCAGATTTCTCAGTAGAGGAGTATATGGAAGAACATAAGAAGTATAAGAATGTAATCATTAAGGATTATCCTAAATTGTTTAGTAAAGAGATAAAGCAGTATGAGGAAGATTTTAAAGGGAAACTTAGATTGCATTGGTTGCCCTAATTACCATGTTACCAAGAATGGTAAGGTATATTCTAATTATAAGGGTAAAGGTTGGGTAAAATTATCCCTTAATCGAATTAAAAATAACGGATACGTTATAGTTTCTATTAGGGATACGAATGGATATAGGTATACTTATAACATTCATCAATTAGTAGCATTAGTATATGTACCAAACCCAAATAATCATAAGTATGCATGTCATAAGGATAATATAAGAACTCATAATCATTATAAGAACTTATATTGGGGTACTGCTAAGGAAAATACTCAACAATGTATCAGAGATGGTAGGTTTAAATTTTCAGATACAAAGTTAAGTAGACCCGATATACTTCAATTACTTTATGAGTATGATACTGGTATGATAAAAGCAAAACTTGCTAGGAAGTATGAGATATCACCAATGTTAGTATATAAATATATTAAGAAAAGAAAACGTTATGAAAAAGATTTTGAACGGACCCACGGTATGGAGAGCTAAATGCCCAATATGTGATTGTGAATTTGAATATGACAATAGTGAAACTTTTGGGGTTTATAAAAAATCGGGCGATTATTTTAGGATAGTACAATGCCCTAATTGTAAAACTAATATAAAGCATTCAGATTCAGTATCTACCATTACAGGAGTGAAAAGAGAAGATACTATGTCTACATAAATAATATAAATTTATGGAATTATGGCAACACAGAAAGAGATTGATAATGCAAGCAAATTAACTGCCCTTACTTATATGGTTGCAGGTTGCTTAGGTTATTCTATCGAAAATTTACTTAAGTATTTAGATGGAGTTAATCTAAGGTTGAGTGGACAAGAAAAAATGTTACTTAACCGATTAAAGACTCAGTTATCTCAAGTACAAACTAATCTTACTACTTTAGAGGGATTGGCTTTTAAAGTGATGGCTACAGATGAGGATGGTAAACTTGCTTATGAAGATGCCACCCATATTTATTGGGCTGCATTTTTAGCATTACTCGATAGAGGTGGTACTGATAACTTATGCGACTTAAGATTAATGGCTTTGGTAGATAAGATAAGCATCTATAAATCTCTTCTTAATTTGCCCGGTATGAAACTCTCTTATCAAATGGCTTTTGCTCAAGTAACTAAAGCAATAAGCAAAGGGGAATTTAGTAAAGAAGACTTTAAAAACCTATTAGAAGTTTATGAAGACGGAACTGAAAAAACTAAAGGTTAAATTTGAAGGTAAACTTATCGAGATCGATATTCAAAAGGAATTATCTATCAATGAGAATATCATCAATTCTCAGCTACGAGAATCTCCTTCTAGTTATTATGTACTTGCTTCCCTGAGAGATAAGTATATAAAAGAAAGAGATGCTCTAGCAAGGGAAAAAGAAGAAGCTTATTCGAATGCCTGGTTATATTATAAGGATGCTAATGAAAGGTGGAATAACGAATATGTATCTCATAAGGCAAACCTTAACAAGAAATACTCTTCTATCAATGAGAGGTATTTGAAAGCTGTAGAAAAAGCAAATAAGTTCATAACTATATGTAAAGCTTATGAGAGTCGGGAGAATATACTAAGAACTATTAATGCGAATCTAAGAAAGGGTTAACCCATTGAGAACTATAATTAATTACTAACTTTTAAAAACAGTATTAGAATATGAATTATTCAATGACATTTATCTCACCTCTTGTGGCTGAGAAATTTAATCAAGAATTACCTGGATGCCCTACAGAAAACCGGGTACTTATTTTATCTCCAAAGGAGGTAAACCAAACTAAATCGGGTTTGATTATCCCTGAACAAGTAAAAGAGGGAGTTCCTCGTAAAGGAGTTGTAGTAAAGAGTGGGGAGATTACAGAAGAATATAAAACCTATCGGGAATTGGTGGGCATAGGTAGGATAGTTACCTATGGTTTGTATGCAGGTAAAGAACTTGAATTCGAAACGGACAAACTATCTCCTGCTCTCAAACAACTTTTAGAGAAAAACGTTCTTACCGTATTGAGTATGAACGAAGTAGTTTACTCAGAACCGAATAATTAAAACTAATCATTATGGTAAAAGACAAGAAGAAAAAGAAAGTTTCATCAGAGGGACTTTCTACAAAAGAAAAGATGCTAGCTAGAAAGAAACAGCTAGAATCCAAGGGAAATGGTAGTGGGTTAGTATATCCAAAAGAAGGAACACTGAGAATGAGAATTAAATCTCCTGGTGATGACCAAGAATTGGGTATCGAAATTATTCAATTCTACCTTGGTGGCAATTTGGGAGGAGTTATATCTCCGGCTACTTTTGATGAACCTTGCCCATTCATGGAGAAGTATCAAGAATTGAAAAACTCCAAGGATGAAGATGACAAGGAACTTGCCAAGAACCTGGTACCAAGAAGAAGATATGTTATCGGTGGTATCATTTACTCGGATGAAAAGGGTAGTAAGGTAGATTACGAAGGCAAAGATAAGGGAGTTTTAGTTCCTCGCTCAGTATACCAGGATATCATTGACCTTTACCTTGATGAAGATGAGGCAGGTGATATGACAGACCCAAAAACTGGATACGATATCAAGGTAATCCGTTCCGGGTCTGGTAAGCTAGATACCACTTATTCTGCCCGTGCTTGCAAACCAACTAAGTTGGACAAGAAATATCAAGGTACAATTGACCTTGAGGGAATAGTTCGTTCTCAAATCAAATCTTATGACGAGTTGGAAGATTTACTTTCACAGTATCTAAACGAAGACCATGGGGATGACGATGATGACGATAAGTCAAAGAAGAAAAAGAAAAAGGGAGTTCACAAAGACCATTACATGGAAGATGATGAACCTAAGAAAAAGAAAAGAAAATACAAATCGGATATTTAAGGGTTAGTAATATGGTTTCATTCGAAGGTGGTAATTAGATTTGTTCTGTTATCACCTTCTTTAGTTTAAAGACATTACATTATGGCAAAGAAATCTAAGGTTGGTTTAAAAGTACCAACAGCAAATGAGATGGCAAAGAAATATGGAAGTATGATTAAATTAGCTTCAGAAGTTACTGATACCGATTTATATATACCATCTACTTTCTTTGCTCTGAACTACTTATTCGGTAAGGGTATTCCTTATGGTAAAATCGTTGAGATTGCTGGAGAGGAATCCTCTGGTAAATCTTTAGTGGCTTATAACTTTGCTTATGCTACTCAACAACTTGGAGGTCATGTGATATGGGTAGATGCTGAACAATCCTGGATGAATTCTTGGGCTGAAATAAATGGGGTAGACCCCGCAAGAGTAACCATTGTTAATGATACACGTATTGAATATATTGCAGATGTAGTAGCAGACTTAGCAATATATTTACGTTCTCAATTAACTCACAATGAACCGATACTCTTAGTAATTGATTCTATTGCAGCTACAGACTGTACAGATAATATCGATGCTAAGATGGTTGATGGTAAAGCAGAAATGGGAGGTAGAGCAAAGGCTCTTTACAAATACTTCCGTATCAGAAGTGAGTTATTCTACAAGCTGGGAGTATCTCAGATTTATATTAACCAATTAAGAACTGCTTTAAATGTCGGATTTGGAAAAGATAACACAACAACTACGGGAGGTGCTGCACTCAAATTCTATGCTTCAATCAGAGCTGCTTTCTATTCGGGAAGGTCTGTTACAATCAAACAAAACGGGAAAGAAAGAAAAGCTGGAAAACTTGTCACAATTAGACTTATTAAAAATAAGGTCGCTCCTCCTAGACCTACAATTAGTAAATGCCCAGTATATTTCAACCCTAAATTCCATGAGGTTGGATTTGATAGATGCTATGCTTTAGAAGATGTATTGGTAGATACCGATGTAATCGAAAAAACTACTGGTGGGTATAAATTGAAAGGGAAAACTCTTGCAAGAGGAGAAGAGAAATTCCAAAAGCTTTTGGAAGAAGACGATGAACTTCGTAGAAAACTTTTACGGAAAGCCGGAGTAAATACCATAGGTACTACTAAAAAGCAACTGGAGAAAATAGAAACAAATCTATTCCCAGTTGATGGAGTAGAATACGAAAACTATTCAGATTCAGAAGAGGAGGAGGAAGACGATGAATAAGAAAGAGGTAGAAGGTATAGAGAAAGTAATTAAAGAGTACCTTAAGAAAAATTTGAGAATAGAATCTAAGGTTAGGTATCTAGATGCTTATAGCCAACCCGAGAATTATTTAGATGTATATATTGGAGAGGAAAAGATTCAAGAAGTTTCACTTTATGAATTAGATTTTGGACGATGAGCAAGAAAACAATATTACTGATTGATGGAGAGAATATTCTCCATCAGTCTTTTCATAAGTTCGAAAAACTTAAATCTACCGATGGCAAACCGAGTGGGGCAATATTCGGATTTTTCAAATCTCTACATATGTATCTTACAAGGTTCGAACCGGATGAGGTTTATATTTCATTCGATAATGGTCATTCACCCGTAAGGACGAAGTTATTGCCCAATTACAAGGGACATAGAAAAAATATATCTGTAGATTACGAATCATTGCAAAAGCAAAAGGCAATTATAATGAAAATGCTGGGTATGCTAAGAATTAATTATATCTTCGATAAAAAGAAATCTACAGTATATGAAGGAGATGACTTCTTAGCATACCTTGCAATTAAAAAATTCCAATCCGAGAAAATGATACTTATATCATCGGATAAAGACTTTAACCAGTTGCTATCAAATAACCTGAGGATATATAATCCCAGAAAAGATGAGATGATAAGAATGGATAACTGCAAAGAATTATTCGGTTATCATTCTCATGAAACGGTAGAGTACCTTGCAATGGTTGGAGATACTTCCGATGATATACCAGGGTTCCCGGGTATAGGCCCAGTAAAAGCAAGGAAAATCCTTGATGAGGGTAGAATTGAGAAGTTTATTGCCCAGAGTAAGAACAAAGAATATCTTCAAATATGGAAAAGGAATGAACAGTTAATCGACCTTTTCTGGTTTGTAAGACATAATCCATTGGATAAGTTACCAATTAAGTCAAAGAAGAAGTTTAAGTATGAGAAATTCAAAGAGCTTTGTATCGAATACTCTTTAGCATCATTTTTGACAAATGAATTTATAAAACCATTTAAAGCATTACACCATGAGTAAGAGAATTATGTTTGTGGGTCCCTCTGGTATAGGGAAAACTACTTTAGCTAAGTATGTAGCTAAGAGAGAAGATCTACCTTTTATTTCTGGTAGTATGTCAGATTTATTACCTGCTACTGAAGGGGTATCACATAATGAAATATTATCCCTCGGTTCGGAGGCAATGTATAAAGCAGATTTTCAACTTCTGAACAAAAGGAATAGGTTATTCAAGGATAGAGAATACTTCGTAACTGATAGGAGTTATGCAGATTTGGCTGCTTATTTTTGGTATAAGCAATCAAGAACTTTACCAGAATGTGAAATGGAACATTTTTTCTGTCAATGTAAGACTTTAATGGAAGATCAATGTGATGTAGCAATCTTCTTACCATTAAATCTAGATACTTATAAGCATTGGTCAATGGAAGATAATGGTAAGAGAATACTTAACAGATTCTTCCAAGTTCAGATATCATCTCTTATGGGGGAATTGCTTGCAAATTGGGAAATACCCACTATTTGTATATCTGAGCTCGATTTAGGTATGAGAACGGAACAAATCAATTACCATTTAGATAGGATATGGGGAAAGAAGTAATAGCAATAGCCTTTTCAGATTTACATATAAATCTATGGGCTAAGTTTAATGAGAACAATCACAGGACCCTGAATAGTTTCAGGGTTTTGTCGATTATACGGAAATTATGTAGAAGGTTTAACTGTCCTGCATTATTTTGTGGAGACTTATTTCATAAGGCCGAAACAATGGACCAAGAATTAGCAGAGATATGTTATAATGAACTAATCGAAGGATTTTGGATATATGCCATATCTGGAAATCATGATATTAAGAAAATAAGTAAGGTTGGTACTAAACCCTTTAGCTGGCTTTATCAAGTAGAGAAGTATGGTATCATGATATTAGATTATGAAAAAACCCAACTATCTTCTACACATAAAGATATTATGGTATATGGGGTTCCTTATATTGATAATAATGTGGGTCTAAGTGAATACTTAAAGAAGTTAGAATTAGATAAAAGTAAAAAGAATATTCTTTTACTACACACCGATTATCCTGGTGCAAAGGATACCGATGGTAGAGAGATAGATTCCGTAGAAAACTTAAATGTGAATGTTCTCAATAAGTTCGATTTAGTATTATGTGGGCATATACACAAACCACAAAGACTATCAAAGAAGGTTTATATGATTGGAGCCCCTAACCATCAGAGGAGAACCGATAGGGGATGTGAATTGGGGTATTGGAAAATCTATGAAGATTTGTCTCTGAAGTTTGTACCTTTGAAAAATTTCCCAAAGTTCATCGATGTAGAAAGGGAAGAGGATATTAATGATGATGGCAATTATTATACGGTAATCCCTCAAAAAGCTAGTACTCCAGTTAATAACAAACATAAGATTACTAAGCAACTTTCTAAGAAGTCTCTAGCAAAGAGATACCTAAGAGAGAAAGGTATTAAAGATGAGGTTAAAACTAATCTATTAATTGAAACACTTAAAAAGGCTGAGTCATGTTAACGTTCTTAAACTTAGAGGCAGAAGGATTTTGTTCAATAGAATCCTTACATCTACAATTAAACCCAACTTGTACCATACTTATCAAGGCCCCAAATGGGAAAGGTAAAGCACAACCCTTAGAAGAACCCGTTTTAACCGCTAATGGTTGGAAAAAGATGGGGGAATTAACTCTTAATGATAAAGTAATTAACCCAGTTACAGGTAAACCTATCAAGCTATTGGGTATTTATGATAGAGGTCTATTAGATACTTACAAAATAACCTTTTCTGATGGCTCATGTACTGAATGTGCTGGAGACCATTTATGGTCAGTATTAAAATCGGGTAAAGCTAAAGACAGACTAAGAACCTTAGATACCGAGACTTTACTAAAGGATTATAAGGTTGAGAATAAAACTGCTCCTGGTACTTTCAAGTATAGATACTCAACTCCATTAACCGTACCAATTGATGGTAATTATACTAAATTACCAATACACCCCTACGTATTAGGGTTTATATTAGGCGATGGTTGTATTTCCGGTAATAGGCCTACAGTTAGAGTATCTACCAATAGAGAGGATTGGCCAGAGATAGTTGATAGATTAAGGTCATATTTGCCAGACCCAAACCTGGTTCATGAAGGTACAGATGTAAGAGGGGCTAAACACTTTAGGATTCATGGTTTAGGTAAAGAACTTAAGGATTTAGGATTAATTGGTTGTAAGTCTAAAGATAAGTTTATACCAGAGTTATATTTGAAATCATCAATCGAGAATCGTAGATTATTATTAGCTGGTTTATTAGATACTGATGGATGTGTTGGTTCCAAAAAGAAAATCTCAAAGGTTTCTACGTATTCATCTAAGAGTGAGCACTTAAGAGATGGTATTAGCTATTTGGTAAGATCCCTTGGAGGCCTATCTACTAAAAATGAAAGTACCCGGTTTAAGTATGGTAGGTATACTACTTCATATGTGTGTTCAATACGACTAACCTTTAACCCTTTTCTAAGGAAATATAAAACTAAATCCTATGGTGAGTTTACCAGGAGAAATAGAATGGTAAATACCATAAGAAATATTGAATATATAGGGAAAAAGGTATGTAGGTGCATTAAAGTAGATTCTTCAGAAGGCCTATATATTACCAGAGATTTTATAGTTACCCATAATTCAACTATTCTCTCTGCCTTGGTATGGGCAATATATGGGAAAAACCTAAAGGGTGTTTCTGAGGTAAATACTTGGAAGCAAGTAAGGCCTAAAGATTACAAGGGTACTAAGGTACAAGTATATTTTCAGAAAGATTCTCATACATATAAGATAGTTAGATGTCAAAAGTATGATGAAGTACTTGAGGATGGTGCTAAAGGTAAAGACAGACTTATCTTCATGAAAGATGGAGATATAGTCGATATAAAAGGGAAGGGGAAGATACAAGATTTTATAAACAGAGAGATAGGTTTATCATATACTCTGTTTATGAACTCAATCATGTTTGGTCAGGGTATAAAAAGACTCATACAAGAATCTAATTCTGATAAGAAAAAGATATTCGAAGAAGTATTTGACTTAGAGTTCTTAAACCTTGCTAAAGGCATTGCATTACAAGATAAAAATAACTTGATATCTCAAATAAATGAGGTAGAGCATGAGTCTCAAATGCTTAAGAAAGAATTAGAGGCTAACAAGGAAGCTTACTTCGATATGAGAGATAGAGAAAAATCCTTCAAGCAAAAAATTAAAGAAGAAAGAAGAGAGTTAAAGCAAGATAGGGAAAAGCTAACTAAGCTACTAATTGAAAAACAAAAACAAATCAAGGATGAAGTAGATGCTTCGCTTCAGATAAAGATTAAAAAACAAAATGAACTAATCCTTGATTTGAGGAGTAAGATAAAAGATGCAAAGAATCTATCGAATGTACCACTCAAGAAAGTAATCAAAGAATTGGTAATACAGTTAGAAGAAGGCCACTACAAACGTGCATTACGTGATGCCAAATCAATATATAAAGCGTTCTCTGACCTTGATAAATACGATAAAGAGTATCATGAGGCATCAGAAAGGTTGGAAGAACTTAGTAGTGTAAATGATAGATATGGGAAATTAAAATCAGACTGTGATGATATTGCTTCTGATATTGCTTCTATTGACGAAGATCTGGCTAAGCTCAAACAGGAAAAGCTTAAGGTCATGTCTCCAAAGTATAAACAAAAACTTAAGGAGATTAGGAAGAATTTACGGAAGGTTGATGAAGACTTTCACAATAAAGGGTTAGAGTTAGAGAATTATAACTGGTTAATTAATGACCCATTGGGTAATAATGGGATTAAGGCTTATCTATTTGATTCATCCCTTGAGTTCTTAAATAAATGCCTTGATAAGTATTCAGAGGTATTGGGATTTAGGATTGAATTTAATATTGATTTGGGCACTGCTAGAAAAGAATTTGTTACTCTTATTGAAAGAGATGGGATGATTATGGATTACGATGAACTATCAGGTGGCGAAAAAACCCTATGCAATTTCTCTATGGCTCTAGCTATGCATGAGGCTTTAACTGCTAGTAAAGGGGTAAATATTATATTGTTCGATGAAGTATTCGAATCCCTAAGTTCGGATAATGTAGAATTAGTTACTTCTTTAATACGCAAATATTCAGAGGGAAAAACCGTATTTGTGATTACTCATCTTGAGGGAGTGGTATTCAGTCATTCTAAAATATTACAAGTAACAAAAGAAAAAGGGCTATCATACTATAAATACTTGTAAACCAAATTTACAGGCATGAAAAAGTATGATAACATCCCAGGATTCCCAGGTTACTACATAAGTAAGAGAGGGCACCTTTGGTCTAGATATTCCAAGGGAGTTCTCTCTACTGTGTGGATTAAAAAGAAATTTTATTTGAGTTCTACTAATGGTAGGTATAAAACTTCTATAGTTCATGAAACTTTAGGAAAGATTAAAATGAATCGGTATAGATTAGTAGCTTTAGCCTATATCCCAAACCCTAATGGTAAACCAGAAGTATGTCATAAAGATAATAATCCTACTAATGATTATTATAAGAATCTATATTGGGGCACCCATAAAGAAAACTTACATCAAATGATTAGAGATGGGAGATGGTATACTCCTTTCACTAAAGAATCAAATCCTAATAAGGGAAAGAGAGGCTGGCAGCTAAATACGTCTTTGAATGAACAACAGTTTAGAAGTATACTTAAATTAAAAGAAGCTGGGTATACTAATACTGTTATTATTCAAAAGTTAGGTTTAACTAAAATATCCTCATCAGGTATAAGTAGAATCTGGAAGAAATATAAAGTAGGCTATTACGATGAGGTTTTAAAACTATAACGATATATATATATAAAATACAATACATTATGAACTCTAAGAATAAAGGAAGTAGATTCGAAAGAAAGATAGGTGCTTGGTTTACGAAATGGACCGGGTACAAATTTGAAAGGAATAGGGCAGGGAGTGGAGCTTGGCATTCAAACAAGGACTCCACTTCCGATTTAACCTGTACTGATGAAAGGCATGCTCATAGATGTAAGATATCTATCGAATGCAAGAATTATAAAGAGATTAAGTTTGAACATCTACTCTTAGGTAATAAGAGATGCGATATACTGAAATTCTGGGAACAAGCTTCTAAGGATGCAAAAAGAGCAAATAAAGTTCCCATACTCTGTATGAGATATAATTCAATGCCCTCAGAAGAATTTTTCTTTGTAGTTGGAAAGGATTTATCTTCCGTATTCTATAAACCCCTATTCGATAAAGCCAATATTATGGTAATTGATGTACCAAAGATAGATGAGATTCTTTATGTATTCATGGCTAGTGACATATTGAAGAATGTAAACTATAAGTTAGTACATAAACAAGCTAAGTTAATTCTTAAAAACCGGTAACCTATGAAGAAGCATACCCCATACTCATATTGTATATTTTACCTTGAAAGGAAGTACTGTGATAAAATTAATAAAGAACTCAAAGAAAAGGGGTATGACCAAATCAAGGCAATTATTCCTATGGTAAATGTATTAAGAAAAACCACAAAGGGTAAGATGGTATTCGAAGAAGTACCAGTATTATTCAATTATGGTTTTATGAGAATGCCTACTAAATTAGCATTCTCAAGGCCCTTTCTTAATAAGTTACGTAGGAATATATCTGGTATCAGAACTTGGTTACGTAATACCGAGACAATGCACCCAAGAAAGAAAAAGGTAAGGATTGACAATGCAGAAGACTTTGATGATTTCTCTTTAGTGGCTACTTGTAGTAGAAAAGAAGTAAGGCGATTTAAACGTATTGCTAGAGAGAATAAGAAGTTTTCAGTAGATGATTTAGTCAATGTAAGGCCTGGAGATTACTTAGTATTACGGGGTTATCCCTATGAGGGAGTAGATGCTACAGTATTAGAGGTTGACCATCTTTGTAAAAGAGTAAAAGTTCTTATATACCCTGAAATGGGAAGAATGGAAGTATGGTTACCTTTTGACAACGTTATCTATAGTGTATATTTAAATCATGATCCAGATAAGCTTTATGCTAATTCTGGGGAATATGACCCTAATCAGATAACCAATGAAGCAATTGATAGTATAATGAGATATAGGAGAATTTAATGTTATGAACGAAGCTCAACAAAAAGCCTGGAGTTGTTTAATTGATAAAGAACAACAATCATTATTCCTTCAACTATCAGAAAGTAAATCTTCATGGGAAGCTGGTGAAATTTTAAAGTTATCTCATTACAAGTATCTTGAAATCCGGGAACGGTCAGAGAAATTCTTTAGGCTATTCTCGGATTTTTTTGAGAAACACACTTCTATTTTTCGACCAGATTGCCCCTGTGAGAGGAATTTCCAAGATTATATGGAGGGATGTTTAGAGAAACGATTAAAAAGAAAAGAAGCAAGCTTATTCACAGGAGACTCAGCTCAATTACTCCCAAAGGTAAACTCTAAAAATATAGAGAGAAACATGAAGAGGTTAAAGGAGTCTGAGGATGAATGGGACATAGATACTCTAAGATTAATTCTTGAATTTGATAGGTGGAATAACTTTAGAATACTTCCAAGGATGCTACAACAGCCTTCTGCATTTAAAAGGCGGTCGAATAAAAAAGATAAGATATACATCAAATATCTACTTAATAGGGTACCAGATTGGATGCACACTAAACTCAAGGAAAGGTTTAGGTATAAAGTAAAACCAGGAAAGAAAAAGTATTGGGTAGCTTTAATATCTGAGGACCTATATACCGATGGTTATCTATTGTTACCAGTAAGACCTTTGGATGAAGTAGTAGATGAATTTAGTAGATTTTACATGTATGTATTCAAAACTAAAGATGATGCTGATACCTTTGGTTTTATGGTATCTAAGTTCATGATTAAAACCGAATCTGTTAAGCTTGGACAAAAATTCTGGCCAGAGTACCGTTGCTGTGTGGAAAAAGCAGTAAACTATAATCAAGTGAACAACATAGAATTCAATATTAAGAAATTGGATATGGCTTATAACACACATATCAAGAGAAAGCATAAAAAACCTAAATCCACTGCTGCGAACCGAGCAAAAACCTCGGATTTTTATAAAAATAAATAGATAATGCAATAAATAAGAAATAATTTCTTATATTTGCAAAGAAAATAAATGAATATTTAAAAATATTGGTGATATGGCAAAAAAGAGTAGAAAAGACATGAAAGCCCCATCCAAGGAGAAATCAAATTTCCTTGGTGCTTCTGGGAGAAACATGACTTATAAGGATTTAAAGAGAAAGGCTATCATATTAGGGATGCCTTTCCCTGATGCTTGTTCTGCTGGGGTATTTGATTTATTACATTATATCGATGTATCAGAAGAAAAGCCCGATAAATCGTTAATCGATAAATATGACGATTGGATGGATAAGCAATTAGAAAATATTGGGTATTCAAAAGATGACCCATTAAGAAATTCTCGATTAAGGCTTGGGTTTCTCGGAGAAGAAGGGGAAAATGGGCAAAGAAGAACCAAACGAGTTCCTGGGATAAAGAAACCTCGAGAAAAGAAACCACCAAGAGAGAGGGATGAATTTAATCTTATCAGGGGTACAAAGAAATCTTATGTATTCGAATTAACTGCAAAAGGTTTTGAACTTGATAGAATTATTCGGAGAATGAAAAAGAAATTCCCCGAAGCAAATGAGAAATCTATCAATCTTTGGTATAGAATGGGAAAGAGGAATATAAATGGTAAAACTAAAGGAAAGTAACAACGGACCCATACGACCAGATAGATATTATATATGGACTTGGAGACCAGATACTACCAATAAGATTGTTACTGAAAAGAAATTATATAGGAAACATCTAACCGGTATACCATACTTTACTAGACACCAAGTAAAGGTTACCTTAGTTTATCTTTATGGTGTAGATGTTCTTCAATATATCCATATAATATCTGGGAGGAAACTTATAAAACAAGGCATTAGAGAATTATCCGATATGAATGGTAAACTTCTTAAAAAGGGTAGTACTAAATTCTGGTTTAAGGGTAAATTCGTAAAAGCAAGGAAGTTCATAATGCCCGATGAATATCACATAGATAAACACCGACGAAGAAGATTTATGGTACAAATGCACCGAGTCTTTAAGTCTAAAGGAAAAAAGGAATTCAATGAAAGGTACTCAATCAAACTCTATGGACAACGGCAAGGCATATCTCCCAAGTATACAAGGCAAAAGAGATTACAAATCAATCTTGCTATCCTACAGGATTTACAACAGGCTGAGTCAAGAGGAGAAACATAAATTCAATCTGTTATTCCTGCAGTATCCTCCATTGGTAAGTTCATTGGCTTTATATTTAAGAAAGAAGATGAACACCCCAATACAAAAGGTACTATTTATCAAAGCACAAAGGGATATGCTTGAAATATTCGATGAGGCATCACTTAAATTTTTAGGGTATTTGCCTAAAGAAAGGTTTATTAAGAAGTCTCTATTATTTCAAGGGTTTGTTCCATTAGAGAGTATTAAACTTAGAAGGTCTTATGCTTATATAATGACAAATAGGATGATAGGAAATAAAATATGGGTCTACCCAATTCGATTATCCGATAACTATAAAACAATGATAAAAGGGAAATACAAATCCTATACCGAAGTATTTGGGAAGGTGGGTATTCCTGGGATAACTAAAATTAAATATAGCAATGAATAATAACGAAGGTTTTAAAATCACAGCACATCAACCAGCAAACCCATTTGCAGGTAAGAAGTTTAAGATAGTCACTTATCAAGGTGACAAGGAACTTGCCTCTCAGGCAATAACAATTGAATCTCAATTAGAATTAAAGACAACTCTAGATGAGATAAAACAATTCAATATTGCTCAGGAGGAATTAGTAAAATCTGGGTATACTCAGAAATCCATACTGGTAAAGAAACTTATAACAGAGTGATATAAATAAATTATTAACCAACTTAAACATTACGAAAATGGCTAAGAAGAAAAAAGAAGTGGAACTGAAAGAAGTTTCCAGAACAGAAATCAATGGTGCAATCATCATTAAGTACGAAGACGGCTCAGTAAAGATTATCCCTGCTCCTATCATGCTTTCTGCCGAAGAAGCCGAAGACCTTTTTGGTTCTAAATCCGATGACGAGGACGAAGAAGAAGAGGAAGAATCAGACGATGATGATGATGATGATTCCGAAGAGGAAGAATCAGACGATGATGATGATGATGATGATGATGATTCCGAAGAGGAAGAAGAAGAAGAGGAAGAACTGACCGGTGAAGAACTTGCCGAAATGGACTTCGAAGAACTTGAGGATGTCTGCGACGACAAAGATCTTGAAACTGACCCAGACGATTACGATGAAGACGAAGTCGAAAAACTCCGTAAAGCAATTGCCAAAGAACTCGGTCTCAAATTGCCGGCAAAGAAAGAAGCCAAAGGTAAGGGCAAAAAAGGGAAAAAGTAATCTGGTAACCGTATTCAAGATTTAAAAGAAGGTAGGGAAATTTCCCTACCTTTACTATCAACTATTAATAAACGTAGAAGTTTATACTTATAATAACCATTAACTTATAAAACATTAAAAATTATGGCAACAAAGAAATCAGACTCCAAGAAGAAAGGGGATAAGGAAAAAGACCCCGACCCCGAAAAAGAAGCTAAACGTAAAGCTCGTAAAGAGGCACTCAAGAATCGGCCGGCTGAACAACGCCCTAACAGCAAGCAAATCGACGTTATTTCCATTAACGACAAATCCAAGGTAATGAACTTTGGTTATGCCGTTAAGAACAAGGAAGGCTATCAGGGTGTAGTGGTTACTTCTGTATTGGTTACGGATGGCGAACCGGTATCAACTTCAGTTTCATTCGTTCCGGGAACTCTTACCGTTAAGTCTAAGAAAGGACATGGCGTTATTTGTTCTCCGAAAAACCAAAAGGCTAAGGAAGAAGAAGAGGAAGAAGAAGAGGAAGAATCAGAAGATTAAACTCTAACTTACTAACTACTATCCCATATGTCTGCTATATAAATTTAGAGTTTAAGTTCATATGAATAACATCTACACTTAGGACGTTGTTCAGCCAAAAGCTCATTGCCTGTGAAGGTAGTGGGCTTTAATTTTTTATACCCATGGAAGAAGAGAAATTAGCAATTCGAAAGAACATTCGAATACTTGCATTGGATAATCTAATAAATACTTATATTGATGCACTAGAAGATAAAGAATTAAACCTGGGACCAGATGAAAGGGAACTTGCCATCAATATAATAAATGAGGCAAGAGAAATGCTATCAGAAGAAACTCAGGAAGTATCTAACCAAGTAATGCAAAGACCCAAATGGAAAAAGACTTAAGATTATTAGTGGGAAACATTAATCAAACTCTCAGAGAATTAGATTATGTTTCGTGCCTTAAAAAGGTAGCTCTTAGTAAGGGTAAGAAAGGCGAATACCAATCCCATAGGTTGAAGAGTAATTATCTGAAAAGAAAACTCATATCTCTTAAAGGAGCCCTGAATAAAAAACTTCATGGGACTTATATTGTTGCCCAATTTAATTTTATAAGGGGGGAACAGAAAGAAACTTTTGAACAAACTTTTACGGACTTATCTCAGAAAGAGGTAGAAGATATACTTCAACTCGAGGCAGTTTTAAAACAATGCAGTTTAGAAATCCTAGAAATTAAAGAAATCCCAACCCAAATTAGGAAGGTATAACTATGGTATTATGTAAATAGGAAATTCAATTATTCACCTAATATAAATGAAAATGACTAAGAAAGACGAAAAGAAGAGTAAATCGGAATCCAAGACTCCGGAACTCACAAAGGCTAAGAAAGCTTTGGATGCTTACCTTAAAGAGAACAAGTTGGACCCTACTAAGGATTGGACCAAAGACAAGAAACATGGTAAAAAGGTTACCGAACTTGTAAACAAGCTCAATAAGGAAAGAGACAAAGTTGCTGCTGCCTATCCTGAAGCTGACCAAGAGAACAACAAGAAATTGGTAAAACTCCAGGAAAAAGAGAAGAAGGAAAAAGCTGAGAAGAAGGCTGCCAAAGAGAAAAAGGAAAAGAAAGGAAATGGCGGTAGAACAGCTACCAAATACGATTATCCTCTCATCGATGGCAGAGAAATGACTTCGGCTGAGAAGAAAAAATACCGTATGGAGCAAAGAAAACTTGCTTCAGGTAAGGCTTCTAAGGAGGAAAAGGAAACTAAGAAAAAGAAGGAAGAAAAGGTAAAAGAGAAACCGGCTTCCGATAAGAAAGATAAGAAGGCCAAAGACAAGAAGAAAAAGAAGGCCGCTAAAGAAGAAGATTAATAAGAGCACTTTTTACTTTTACTTATCATATTTTTGAGTATTCGTTAATAATGGTAGAAGGCCTGGCAATATAAAAATTGTTCAGGCCTTTTATTTTCTAATTAAGTCGAAAATGGAACAAGAAATATATAAACCAAAACTTAGAATCACTACACTATCAGAGAATGGTACCCCATTATCCGATAGGTTAGTAGATGCCTATACCGAGATGAATTCAGGTCCAAAAGTACAGCATAACGGTCCCATAAGAGTAGAAGTAACTCTTACTAATAAACAAGATATTGATAACTTCAAAGAATACTTAGATAGGTTATCTGGTACATTGCCTGCTAAGGCACCTAATGTTGGCAGAGGAAGACCTGCAGGGTCTACAACTAAGGAATTGGAATCACCAAGGGAGGACATTCTTGCAGATGTAGAGAAAATGATTGAAGAGGGTAAAAGCCAACAAGATATCATTAAATATCTTAGGGGATTGGGATTTGTATTTATCCTTACTGAGGACTTTCTATTTCACTTTCCTGGATTTGAGTTCAATAAAAAGGATGTGGGAGAAGCAACCGACAATAAGCAATATCCCAATTCATTCTCTTGGATGGCAAGATGTATCAAACGAGCTAAGGACCCAAAAGCAGATAAATTTGACCCAATGGTAATCTTTGGTTTTAGCATTCTTGGGGGACCCTCGAAAAAGATTATCCCATATCTCTATAAGGAAAGGAAGAAACCATTAAGGGCCCAAGTTGGTAAAAACGTAATCTCCTTCTCTCAAGCAGAATTCACTAAACTTCCCAAGTATATGAGGGAAGATGAACGTATTAAGTTCTCTACAGAGCAAAGACAATTACTTCTCAATCCAGAAAAGAAGCCTTCTAAATTCTTTATGCGATGGGTAGATGATGCTATCTTCCCCGACTCAATTAAGGAAAAGATAGAGGAAATCAAGAACCGCTAACACTTACCTCCGTATTTATTAAAAGAGTATTTTATATAAAATAATTTTAGTATATTTGCATAAAGAAAATTTAATTATGGACAAGGAAACAAAAGACATCGTAAAGCTCATTGCTGGTATTCAGATTGAATCACTCAACTCAATCAAAGAGGACGTTAAAAATGGAAATGATATTGCCCAAGACTTAATCAAAAAACTCCTTCAGATTGAGGATGATGAAATAATTCGAGCACTAGATGAGCACATTGAATTATATGTGGAAATCGAGAATACTCCTCAACTGATAAATATGCTAAGTGAATACCAAATGCTGGTATGCTCTCACATATTATTCAGAATGGAAGATGAATGGGTACATACTAATTCTCAGGGAGTACTTGGTACCTGGGCAATATTCCAGAGGGCAAATCTCAAATTCCATCCAGAACTAACACTTTTAAAATTTTAATATAGACATGGAAAAGAACGAATACTTAGAATCAGTAGAAATGAACACTGGAGTCGAAATGATTCCTTGCGAATCCTCTAATATTGAGGGCTTTGGTTATGACTCAAAGAAAAAACAACTTTGGGTTGCTTTTAAGGGTAATCGAGTTTATCGCTATGATGATGTACCTTATGAAATCTGCAATGAGTTACATCAAGCAGAGTCAAAAGGTAAATACTTTGCAAAGAACATTAAAAATAAATTCGAAACTACAGGTTATGAACTCAGAAACTAAATTCATATTGGGCCTGGTAACCTTGGGGGCAGTGATTTACTTTATTGGTGAGAATAGAACTCATCCAGTAGAAGTGAGCACTGCTCCTTCTCATTTTGAAAGTCCCATAACCAAGTTAATCTCTCTTCAAGATAGCATGGGAATTAAACCAAAAGAAGAGAAGAAGCAATGGTATAAATATAGGGTAGAAATAGAAACGATTCCAGAAAATCAAATCTATAAGATTGAGAAATCTGGATACCGGCAATATGAAGTTTCTAGATTGGGTGAAACTTATTCTTATGTAACCTACGAATTTACCTCAGACAAGGTAATGACTACTCAAGAAGCCTATGACTTCGTAAAGAAATATCCTGAAAGATGTACAAGGGTACCCAATACATCACAAGATAACATTTACGATAAATATAATGAGGATTACGAAGATTACATAAATGACCCAGAGGATGAAATTAACTATCCTCCCGAAATCTTCGACTTCTTAGCCGATTAACCCGAGCAAATAGAAAATATAATTCAAATAAAATTTTTCTATTTAAAATAAAGTTCTTATATTTGTATCAGAAAAAGAAATTAATCATTTTACTAACATTTTAAATATAGACGTTATGAAAAAGAATGAATCAAAGGTTACTAACCTGGTTGCAACTAAGGTTGCCGAACAACTTGAAGGAATTAAAAATTCTAAGACTGCTAAGGCTTCTGCTCCTAAGGCCAAAAAGACTAAAAAGGAATTGGTACAAGATGCTCAAGAAGCTGCCACTAATTTTGCCAATGCCAAATTGGTAGAACTCTCTCCAAAAACCAAAACTTCCAAAAAGGAACAGGTTGTCAAGGAAGTTAAGGAACAACAAAAACCCTCCATCATCGAACAGGTAATTTCTAATCGGGAAGTTAAATACGTATACCCTGCCGATGTAGTTGATACACTTGCTCGGAAGAAATGGAGACAACAAACTCGAAACGAACTCCATCGATTGGAACTTGCAATGGCTCGTATCAAAGATACAAACTCTAAGGAGTTTAAGGCTGCGGCTAAAGCCTATGAGGACTTTAAAAAGAAGGTCCTCAAACCAGAACAAGTTGCATAAACCTTTATTAACCAGGTGCCCGGGATAATTACCTGGGCATCTCAATTCATACAAAATGGATTACACTATCTTCTCTGATAAAGAGATGCTTAAGCAGGACAAAGAATTGGTAGAATTACATAAACGATGTTGTAAGTCCTATCTAATCCAACATTCACTTAAGCACTCCAAGATTAAGAAGTTCTTTATCGTTTACGATTGGTATATAAATACTGATAACGTAAGGAATTTCTTTTTCAGGCCTATAAACCTTTTCATTCAGGCATTGCTTTTAGGGCAACTTGATGAAATATCCGATTACATTAATCCTAACAAAAATGGAAAACGAAAAAAGAAACGAACCAGAAAAGTATAACGTACTTTACTGCAAAGGCAAATATCAGTATAAATCTAAATATCCCCAAATAGAAACTAAACATAAGGTTATCTATGCAGGGCCAGTAGAACCAATGGCACCCATCTGGGATAATGTATCAGATATATTAAGGAAATCTGATAGAATTTGTACTGAATCTCGAAGAGAATTAAAGAAGTTAGAGGAACGTTCACAGAATAACCTTTACTTCAAGAAAAATGGTATTACCCATATAATCGTATACAAATGTTTAGAGAAATAGTTAAAGACCTATATATAGGCAAATCTAAGTTAACCATAGAATGTAACCAAAAGGAAATACCCCAAACTACTCTGGTTCAAGACATATTACAGAATACGAGATTTACGGGTAATATGCCCGACTACGGTACCTATGGTAATTTCAAGGATGGGAAATTTGAGATTACTCCAATGATGCCTAAGCATTGCTTATTTATTACGGGAGTACCCAAAGGGGCAATCCTTGATAATTTCAGAGTTAGAAGAACATATTGGTCCTCTTATTATGAGGATGATGTAAGAGGGTACTTATTTCAAATTACAGATGAAAGTATACCTCGTTTAATAATCACAAACTAAATCTATATGGAAGCAATCGATTACGTAAAATTATTTAAGCTCGACCAAGAGAATTATGATTTTAAAAGGGAAGAGTTTATATCCGAATTAGGTAAAGAATTTCTAGATTATTGCCAAACCACTACAATTGGGATAGATAAAAAGACTGGCAATATATACTACTACCGATTTAGGGAAATAGTTAAGAATTTCGAAACTAAATTCTGGGCAATCTCAGAACTTAAAATAGGAGAACCATTAACTCAGAAATTATGGAATGCCTTTTTCGCTACTCAGGTAGTTCCCCTAAGGCAAAGGTTATTCCCAAAGGTTCAGAAATTAATCGAAGAGCAAAAGGGGATAACCAATAACCGTAGTAAACAAGACAAAAAACCTACGAACCATAAAAAGGCAAACTATGGCAAGGGAAATCACAGACCTGCATGGGAATAAATTTAAGGTAAGAGATTATAAACTTTGCCTTAATATTCCCATCACTGGGAAAGGTAATTTAGTATTCACCAGGGACCTAATCTCTGGTGAACCTTTTAATTTATCAGTAAGTAAGAAAAAATATAGGGGATATTTCTATAACCTATCTTTGAATCTGTATGTAAGGTTCGATTTAGAGTATATGGGTTATGATGAAAGTTCCGATATCAGAAAATCTCATTTGTATGTCAGAAAAGGAAAATAAAATGGTAAGATTCCCAAGACCTATGGGGACTACTGCAATGGCATTAGAATATCAGAAGAACCCAAATGATGAACTTCTGATAAAGATACACAACTACATTATTAATCAATGGCTGATGGGTAATGGTGTATTATGTGGTATCACCTATGATATCAATACATTCTCATACCGTATGGGTATAGATATTAACTACATACGGGTATTTATGAGAGATAGGCTATTAAGCTCTAGAATATGGGATAAAGAAAAAGCAGAAGATTTACTTCAAGCGTTAATGGGAGAACAACTAGCATGGGCATTAGAAGACCGTATGGAAATAGCCCATCAGGTTAATATCCTAAGAGAATCTCAGGGAGGGAAATACGTACCGTTTATATCTGCCGAGCTGGGAAAGGCCCTTAAATTAAAGCTTGAATCCTCTACATCTCTGCAATCAATAGTACGTAATCTTACTGGAGGAAGTACTACAAATATCTTTGCCCAATTTAATCAACAGAACAACGTAACACAGCAAAATGCAATCACCATTGAAGAGGCACGTCAAATCGTATTGGAATCACAAAGGGTATTAGATAAACCAGAAGAGGCTAAACTATTGGAGGATAGGTATGACATTAAGTCTCTACCTGAAGTAGTTGCTACTAAACAAGAAGGAGTAGATACAAGTAAAGAGGGTCTTAACCTTAATAAAGCAGAGTTAATGCAAATTACTGATGATTATAAGGGAGCTATGTCTTCATTCTCTAAAGAACATCATGAACTACGTAGAGAAATCGAAATGCGTATAGACCCAGACGAAGAAGACCCAGAGTTATACCAATATGAAGACTTTGAGGAAGAAGAGAAAGAGGACGGCTCATTTGCATCTCAATTCCTCCGAAATAGTAAGCTTCCATAGTTATATCCGGATATTGCATATTTAAAAAGAAAGAATTATATTTGCATATCATTTTTTTAAAAATAGACAAAAATATGGAACTACCAAAGACATCTTACAAAGAGACTCAGGTTAACAAGGTTAATCAGGGTACATACTTTAAATTAAAACCAACTGATACTGCTCCAGTATGGGTAAGAGACCATTATGATAAATCATCTAAGACTTATGCTTGCCATAAGTATGATGACTCAAATCACGAAAAATTTCTCAAGGGAACAAGGAAAATATACATTGACTTTACATTTTAATCACATGAACTTATTTAGACGAAAGAGATGCTGTAGTGAACTCATTGCTATTAAAAATGGCAACTTAGTATTCAAATTGATTAATACTCATATCAATGCTGCTTATAATACTTTACAGGCAATAATGAGGAAATCTGGTATATTCGATGAGAATCTATATTTTGACTTGTACCGAGAATATAGAAGACATTATGCTATATACGACGTAGTACCATCGTTGCTAAGGTATAAGCTACCATTGATATTTTCAGGTAGATATCCTAAAAATCTATTCGATAATCAGTTTACCTTCGAGGAATTGATACCTAATGCTTTGGTATATCATAACTTACCAGAAAATTTCAGATTACCCGAAAGCTTAGAGAAAATCCTTTTAGAAGTAAGAAAAAGGGTATCTGCTTATATAGACCAAGAGGGCATATCAGACCAAGGTTATAGGGATTTAGTTCGAACAAATTTCGTAAAACAATGGGATGTATTTAGAAAGGACCCATCTCTTATAGATTGCTATATGGATGCTCAATTGAGCATGCTATATATGTGGGCTAGAGTAGAAAATAAAACAATAGTAAAGAACATAATCGAAAGAACTCAAGATGAACTAGCTCAAGAGTTCTTATCTAAAAATGACGAATATGGAAAATAAAGAAAAGTTTGCCTTCAGAAATGTAAACATGTCTCAAGGTGTAGAGGTAGAATTTATTAAATTGCTTACCTCATTAGAGACTAAAAGTGATGAAGATATTATTAAAGCTTTTAAAGCTCAATTATCTTCTGGAGTATTAACTTGTCATGCAGAAATGTTATCTAGAACAACGAATCAGATAATATTTCAAACATCTCAATTCAGTAAACCCTATAACTTTTACAAAAACTGGGAACTATGGGTATTCTCTAATATCCTGGGTGTATGGACTCTAAATAGGTTTAGGATATGATTACAATGAAAAACCTCCAAGTAGAGGATATAAAAGATGAATGGTTATACAATGCCCTAACACAGGGTATTAAAGAATGTATAACAGCCCCAGTCCTAACTTTGGACCCAACAAAACCCGAACCTATTAAGAGGGCAGAGATGATACTGGACAATTTCTCTCAGGAGGGTTCTCCAGTAGTAGCTACAGTAATTGCCCCAGGCAATTTCATACAGATGATATTACCGAAACATGAGATACTTCTCTCGGTAATGTTCATATATAAGGAAAGAAATACCTATGTACAACTTATAATACAAAAACTTGCTTATGAACGAGAAAAGACTACCACCAAGACTAAGGGTTCTGTTAGTAGTATTGAAGGGTGAAAAGGTATATAAAATACCTCTCGAATCAGGAATAAAATTAGACCATCTAAAGGATTTCAATACACTAAGAAGAATCCTTGTCCCTTTAGTGTACAACTATATCATGGAGTAGGTTTTGATACTAGACTTACCTATGATGAATTCAGTATCTTCATTAATGACCTACAACATTTGGGGTATGAACTGTTTAATGAAGATCGCTCGGGTATACAAGAATTAGTAGAAGCAAAACCTATCACTGAAAGTGACCAAGATATTAGGGAAATACGAAATGGGTTATTTATCTCTCTTAAATCTCAGGAGTTATCAGAGATATTAGCTACTAAACTAAAGCAAGCCATATATGAAGTATTTGAAAACGAAAAGAAGAAAGGTGGGCTAATGTATAAGGAACCCTCTTTAGAACCTATGGGGAGTTCAATCATAAGAGAGGCTCTATACTTGCTAACTCCCCAATTACCTTAATAATTGAAAGGCAGTCTAATCCACTGCCTTTCTTAGCGTATACACATCCTCAGCCTCCTTAAAAATAAAATAGATATATTTTTCTATAAAAATAAAAATGCTTATATTTGCATATCATTTTAAAAATAGACAAAAATATGAAAACGAACTCAGTAACTTACAATCAAGCAGACGAACTAACTAAGGTAGTTCGCAATTTCTTAGAAAAGAAATCTACATTTGAACTTGACTCTGATGAACAGGGTAATCTTCTTAATTTCCTAATGGGACTCTTAATCAAACTAGAAGATGATTACAAACTCAATTGCTTGGACATTAATCAGGTACAAATCTATGATACCACCTATTATTCTTTCATTTTCGAATCCATGGTAACTGCCAATACTAATTCCTATAAGGGACAATTAACATCTGCTGCAGTTCAATTCATGAATGAATTTACCGATAACGATGGGAGGTTCATATCATTCAATCAACTCGATAGAAACAACTGGATTTTCCAACTTAATTTCTCAATCTCATGACAAAGTATAACGTTAGACCATTAGTTGCTCGGGAGATAGAATTCTCCACGGGCACTATCTTTGGTGGTAGTTGGTGCCGATACTTTATTTCAATCACCCTACATCAATGCTATATAGAAGCAACATGGAAAACCCGTCCTAAAAATGATTTAGAGGGACACAAAGAAATCTTTAACTCTTTACAGGAGTATCTAGATTGGTTTGCTAATCTTAAGAAAACTTACGGAAGGAGAATATCCCGTAAACAAATGATATATGCTGCATACGATGAAACAACACGTACCTTCAGTTACAAACCCTACGAGAATTGGGCTACAAGACGTTCTAAAGAGAAATTAAATAAGCCCAAGGAACCAATGCTGGCCGATGAATTATACTAATCCCTAACCAGTTAATATATCTCCAGGGAGTTCAGAAACACCAACATCTGGGCTCCATTAATTATTGCATATTTAAAATATTATTTCTATATTTGCATCAGAGAAAAATAAATATAATTATTAACCGACCTCGAACAGGGTCACAAAACTTATTTCTTATGACAACTATTAACGAAATCTCAAATCACATTATGAGTTACTTTGATGGAACTCTTGATGCTTTTGGTTACACTGCTCAATCAGTTAACGAAATCTCAAATCCGGATGAATCCTATATGGGAACTCTTAATCTCCAATTCCGGGAGTATCCCATAGACGATGAAACCTATTGCAGGGAATCAGATGCTTTTGAACGGGTAGTTCTTGATTACATCAACGAATTGCTTCAAAAGGAATATTATCCCAATGCCGGTTACCAATTAGAAAAACTCAATAATAACCATCACTTTATGGCAAATCACGAAGGAGATACTATCCAGGTACATTTCAATGATGAATCCCTTTTCATTATCATTACTATGACAGGGCAATATTAACAAAATCTTCTGGGAGGCACTCAAAACACCTCCCAGAACCTCCCTATTTATAAAAATAAAAGTAATTATAGAAACAAGTTTAGAAATAATTTTGTATATTTGCAGTGAGAAATATTTCTCAAATAATTTTAAATATAGACATTATGAAAGAATTAAAAAATTTAGAGGCCATCCGGGAACTGCTTGCTTCTCATCCCATTTATACTTATGATTACTCAGATGGTCTTCTCATTAACAAGGAAGATACCAATATCCAGGTTTACTCAATCGACTTAGAGGATGAACCTTTTGCTGCTTATATCTCAGGATATATCATCACATATGCTTCAGAGGAAGTTCTCTTCGAAAATCTCCGGGAAAACATTATTTCTCACATGGACTTAACAAAGGGTGCCGACGACCAATATTATGATTATTCACCCGCACAGGTAGAGGCTATCTTATTCGGAATCCTTCAATTAACCCCAGAACATCAGGATTATATCATAACCGGACTCAAAAAACATCTCCGGGAATTTATCCAAGACGATGAACAAGATGAGGACATGATATCCCAATATACCAGCATTTATAATGCTATCGAAAAATGGGAATCGGATCACCGAGAAACAGAAATCTTTCAACAACTTGCAGTATCAGAATTATTTAACCAACTAAATAAATAATCACTATGGTAAACTTATATAAATTACTCAACGTACTGGAACAGGGCATGTCTCTGTTCCAACTCAATAAATGGAAAACCGAAGGACTTTGGTACCCAATTACCCAATATAAAAAGGAATCAGACGAAATCCAGGTAGTAACTAATTTATTTATTGCTGACCAGGAACAGTACCATATCCAACTATCGGGTAATTATCCAGAAGAATCTGAAGACTGGAACAAGTTTCTAGAGGAAAACCAATGGAAAATCTATCCCTTACTTGCAAACATAATGCAAGTCTTCTTGCCCACAGGGAACTATCAAATTATGTATACCCTATATCCACAAGGGTTCATATCAGTAATTGCTAAACCCATAAACAAATAACATTATGATTACCGAAGAACTTAAACATACCTTAGACTCATTACCTTCAGAGATACATGAACAAGCCAGGGAACTGGTAAAAACTTGGAAAACTGCCAATGACCGAATAATAAACGAAATCTTTGAACTTTCAGAAGAAGAGGACGATGAACTTCAACAAATTGCTGATGAAGCTAAGGGTAAACTATTTACCCTATTATTTGGCCCACTCTATCATCATTACGTATCTCAATATGTATTAGACCAGGACTATTTTGAAGAAGAGGAACAATTCATCGAGGACCTATCAAAATATTATAACCTATGACACCATACATCAAAAACCAATTAATCAAACTATGCGACCATCCCGAATGGTTTAACTATATGCTAACTATATGGGATAACAATCCAGAAGAACCTCATACGGCTATTCGCAATTATTTATCCCATGTACAACTAGATGGATTACTAGAAAACACCAAAATAGTACATGTATCATTCAATGGAGATGAACCTAAACCGGGATTCTACTTCGAAATACCCAAAGATCCTAATGTGTATCTCATACTTGGAATCTTGGATGAAGATGAACTCCCACGTACCGTACTATTAGGTAAACCAAAGTTTAACCTTCAACTCAACTAATATCATGGAACCAATCATAACAGTAAACCAATACCCAATCGGATGGGAATGGCTAGACAGAGTACCTCTAGAGGACTTTAACTGGCTAATCGAAATATTCTCTATCATGACCGATGATACTGATACTTATGACTTTGTAGGATATACAGATTCAGAAACCTTACCAGGTCATCAGAAGATATGCTCAGTAGACAAGATACCATTAGCTAACTTCCTAAACGAATACCAAGGCTATAAATCAGGTATATCAATGTACGGTCACTATATAGCATGCAAATGCCTTGACATATCCTCAGAAAGGGAATACATGAATCAGTATACCGATATAAGAATCCTAACCAATGAGATAGATCCATGCTAACAAAAGGGAAATTCCTGGTATCTTTCGAGGTACCAGGTCACACTAAAGAATACACAGAGGGATTCACAGAGGAAATGGTAATCCCATACAGAACTGAGGAACTTAACCCATACCTAAGGTACCACAACCAAGAGATAAACAACAACCACCTCCACTCCGAACACATCAGATTACAGATAAGAGAAATATTACAAATCCCACTAAGAGATATAACCATAATTGATATAATATCACTACCATGAAAAAGAAAGACCTAATATGCATACCCCACCAAGATACCTGGACAGAACACTTCCCTAATCCAGGCAGTAACAAAAAGGATTACACACTATACCTAAGTGATCCCCAAGCCCAGTATAATAAGCTACTCCGTACCCAACAGAAACTAAGAAACAAAAAGAAATGAACATCCTCTATCACATAATCCGAATAATCCTATCCGTAGGAACCATCCTAACCCTCATACGAAATGAGAAAATATACCAAGCCCACAAGCATACCCACCCAACAAACAAAATAAGGTATATCATCTCACAGCTAATAATACTAACCCTATACACCTCATCACTAATCCTGGTATCCTACACATATAGGATTATACTAAGGTACATATAATAATACTAAAAATTATGAAATCACTAATCCTACTCATCGTAACGATCTGGCTTCTAATCCTAAATGAAGAAGCCTACCTAACAAAGAAATTCATCTACAGAATGAATCTAATCGTAATCTTTTTAGTATATGCCTTCATACAGGTATACCTAATCGAATAAATACCGGGTACCTCCCACACCACCCAACACAAAAATAAAACAAAATCATACTAACGCTAACTAAGGTACAATATCTACCTATCCCCTCTATAACTAATATACCATCTATTAATATAATAATACCTAATACATATATCAAGGTACCTCACCGGGGGTTTTGGGGATTTAGGCAAACAAGGCAAGTGATAACCCTACCACTATACAAAGCCACTCAACTCACTATATAGCCACTATACCATATAGCTCTACTACACACTTTAAAGGCAAACTCAAAAAGGCCTAAAAGGTACACAAAATCCGACCATTAGGGGCCCCTAAATCCGATTGCCTGAGCAGCCATTTTATATAGCTATTATATAATAGATTGCATTCAAGGTAATTCGAAGGTAGGGGATTATATAATACAGATATGTTATGTAGCTTCTATGTATGTAGGTAGTATAGCTTTAGTACATCGTCGATTAATGGCCATCACAATTTACCTTGATTACCTTCACCAAGTTATTATATTATATATTATATAATAAGTACTGGGATTAGGTAATCGGATTTGTGATATAGGCAATTAAATTATTAGGTTTTATGGCTAAATGGTTTATAGGATTTAAGGCCTTCAAGGGGCATATTTAGGTAATATTCCTAGTAACTCTGTATTTTATTTGCTTAGTATTTATATTAGCATTATTTGTAAAGCTCTAGGACAATTTTGTGATTTAGGGGTACCTAGATTACCGAGAGCCATTAGGTATTATATATTAGTTATAGGTAGGGAAGGTAAATGGCAATCTCCATTCATGGCCCCGAGGATTTAGGTAAATATAATTCAAGGCCCTTAATAACCTACGAAGGCAAATGGGGCATATTGCATATATTATTTATTATTTGTATCTTTGTAGAAAGAAAAAGAAATACTAACAATTTAATTTTTAAACATTATGAAAAATAATATTAAGTACCTCGTTCTCAACACTGAATCAGAACTTACTAATAATGCCTTAGTAATCTCTAATGCTTCTAATCCTTCAGTACAGGGCTATACCGAATACCTCAATTGCTATCTCGGTTCTCTTGACAAAGACTCAGAATTTCTCAAACAAGGCTTTCACCTAATCTCAATTACCTCAACAGAGAACGAAGAAGAAGGCGATGGCTTACATACACTAATATTCTATTCAGATAACGAACTGAATACTAGACAAGAACAGCTTTGCTCCTACGAATTACACAAAGCATTCCCTCTCGATTATGAGGCTTCTCCTCTTGCCCCTACAGTAACCTATATCAATAATACATATATCGTTACCCATCCCTATACTCTCTAATCCTAACTTTGACCCAGGCCTAACTTAGGTTCTGGGTTTTTACTTACGCTAACTTAGTAAGCCCTTATAGGCTATCCTAATCTCTATAGGCTTAACATAGTCCCTATATGGCCTTATTGAATTAGGACCTAATAGGTTTATAGAGGGCAATAATAGGGATATAGCTAATTGGCCTTAATTCTTTATCACCTTAGTCGATTAATGGCCTTCAATATACAGGTATATAATACACTCTCAAGAGGACAGGCATAAGCCATATAGGATTATTCCATATACATATCATATATGCCCACTACAAGGCGTGTGAAGATTGCCCTTGTGAACCTCCAAAATTAAGTGCAATAATTAAGTGCAGCATTTTTATGATTTTTGCATTTTTTCACTAAAATAATTTTGAAAATAAAAATATTCATTTTCTCGAAAATTTTTCTCAAAATTCTTTCGTAATTCAATTATTATATGTATCTTTGCAATGTGAGAAAAACAAAGCGATATTTGAAAGATTTTAGTTTAAGAATTTTTTAGAAATTATTTCTCTAAAAATTTTGCAGATTAAAATATAATTCGTATCTTTGTAGTGTCAGAAAGACAAAGCGATATTTGAAGTATTGAAACAAATTAAATAATTCCTTTTCTCTTTTTCTTATAAATCATTTAGTTTTATAGAGAAAAGGATATAATAAAATAAATCTAAAAACTAAATGTATTTTTATTATGGCTAAAAATCAAGTTAACGGTGTTTCTGCAAGTGTAGCAAGTGCAAACAGTAAAGCAAATAAATTAATTGCTTTAGACGTTCTTAAATCAGTAAAAGAAAAAAATGCAGGACTTTTCAAAACTTCTTTAGGGACAAAAACAGAGATTTACAAAAAAGAACTTTTCGACGGTGCAAACGAAAAACAAATAAAGTCTTTGCGTAAAAAGTTCAGAAATGTAACTTTTAATTTTCTTTCGTCTATTGCTACAAATGCAGATAAAAAACTAATAGACGGTTTCATAGACTTCTATAAACAAGTCTATGTTTTGAATGATTTTTCTTTTAACTCTATTGCATCAGAAAACACAAAAGACGAAAAGAAAGAGATATTAATAAAAGGTCTCGAAATCGTGAAAAAATCAATGAAGTAAAACAAAATCATAAAAAAATAAATTATTATGTTATTAATTCTGTTTATTATCTTATTAGCTGTTTTTGTTAGTGCTTTATATGTAGTTTATATTCTTTTAAAACCAAATCATAGAATAATATCTACTGTTATTGACGTACAAACTTTTCAATTAATTAATGCAGAGCAATTTCTATTGCTCGAACAAATAAGCATAGACTATTTAAATGAAATTGAATATACAATTTATAAAAAATTTTCTTTTAAAACTTTTTTACTATACTTATGTTATTGTTTAAATGAACAATTTAAAGAAAATTTAAATAATCATTTAGTAAGTAATTAGAAAAAACAAAGGGACAAACAAAAATGTTTGTCCCTTATTTTTTATTTTTGAATGTTAAATTTAACGGAACCGTTCGGCCCTTTGAATACCACAACTTTTTGGCTCCTCGTATTAAGGGCATGCCCACATCCACACACCACACATGCTCACACAAAGAAGCCCAGAACAGATTAACCATCCCGGGCCTATACCTACAAAATACTCCTAAGTAAATCCTTAGTCCTATCTTTCCCCAATACTCCCCTAATCTTCCTTTCCTTCACCATACTTCATTACCTTATTAATTAATAAATCGATTGCCTTCACCCTTACCTCTCTATCATTTGGGTCCCACCAATAGAAATTCTTCTGAGAAGCTTCAGGGATAGAATCCCTTGCTATTCCCCATATCTCTTTGGATGAACTCCTAGCATCAAAGCTATCCTTCCAACTATACATGGTATTCAACTTTCTCTCCACTACTTTCACATTTCTTAGAGCCACTATACAACTTCTATTTATAAAATCCTCATAGGCCCATAGAACTTCTATACTGAAGGTATCTAAATTCCATACCCCAATCTCTTCGAGATAATCCAGGATATCTACTGACCTTAGGTAAAAGCATAAGCCCTTCCTACAATCTTTATCCATTAATAGGTATTCCCTTGCCTTATATAGCCTTGCTACTGCAGTTCCCTTACTTATGTAATCTGTACTTCTCATATTCATTTAGCATTTATATAAATATATAGAACCTTGGGTATCACCGGGGTAGAGGACTACAATATCAAGAGAGCAATAATTATAAACCAATAAAACTTATTAGATTATGAACGAACTTAACTTTAGAGTAGCCAATGCTGCACCCAGGGCATCGGGCTTTGAGATAGGTCAGAATGTTGGGGATACCAAGACTACCCATATCTACTCCTATAAAACCAAGTACATTAATGGCAAGAGTACTGGGCAGAAGACTAATGTAGATTGGGATATGGAATCCAGCATCCCATCTTGGGTAAGCGTGAAATATGCTTTTGAGGGCAATGATTGCAAAGTAACTTTTACCACCCTGCAAGAGAATACAGGTTCCTCTGCCAGAACCCATACTCTTGTATTTAAGCAGAGAGAATCTGGGCAAACTATATCTTTCCCTATAAGTCAAGAACCCAACTTCACTTATACCTACTTCTTAGATGTATTGAATGTAAGTGCTACCATAGGAGCTAATATAGGTAATACTACTACGATTATGGTTCAATCTTATATGACTCGAAGTGATGGAGAGGTAATGGCCAAACAACCATCCGTAGGAGTAACTCCTTCTTGGGCAACTAAGGTTACAGTTAAAGATGGGTCTATTATGGCAGGTGCACCTAATTGGTACCAAATTATAGTTGAAGCAACTGCAGCAAACTTGGGTTCTTCAAAAAGGTCCGGAACACTCTTAGTAACCTGTGGTGACCAACGTAGAGAAGTGACTATATGGCAGAAAGCTGCGGAACAGGATATCACCCTTACAATCAATTGGCCTCTGAACACTTTTTCAGGAGCTTTCTTCAAAGAGGGGCAAACACCTCAAACTGGTAGTACTGGTATAGCTTATCTTAGTTTCGTTGTATCAGATGGTACCTCAGTCCATAAGTATAAAAAATCTGAGGGTGTAAGAGTAAATTTACAAAATGGTAATACTGAAATAGCTTACCCAGGTGATCGTATATCAGCTTATAGATTTACTAATCAAACTTGGCAATTAAGGTCTACTTTCCTATTGCCTTCATCAGACCAAATAATCACTTTATAAATTTCAAGGATATGGAAAAGAAAAATGTAGTATCATTCCGTAGGGGGGGGAGGTCACCACCCTAAATCTGGTATTTAGTACCAGAGCCGCATCTCAGGAAATAACAGTACCTTCAGATGCAACCAAAAAGACCTTTACCATTCACTCATATAGAGATACTGTAGTGAATGGTAAAGTATCTAAGTCAGATATTATTGACTTTACTACAAGTATCACATATGACCCACCAATCTCATCAAGTAATGCTTGGGTTTTTACTAAGAAGACATCAAATGATGCAGTATCTTACAATTTAGAAGTAGACATTTCTGCAAACTCAGGTTCTTCAAGTAGAGCAGCCACTATCACTCTTACCCAAGCCACTACTGGTAAAGTTATCACTATCACAATCACTCAGAAGGCAGTAGATATCCCAATGTATGTAGAAATATGGGGTAGGTATGATAAGAACTCTCTAACTACATATAAAGACTTACCCTATATCTTAAACTATAATGGTCAATATGTAACTTCAGGTACCTTACCTGCATCTCAAGATGAATATTTACTTATACCTGTAACTAAGGTCCCTTGGTCTGATAATGGTTCATATACAGAACCCACTGCTATATTCGAGCTCTACTTAAAAGGTAGTCAATTGGTACCTTATTCTGATTTCTATTTTAATATGAGTCTCTATGATGCTCAAGGTTTATTTTATGGTTGTGATAGAGAATATTCTCAAGCCATTAATTATAAGATAGATACAGTAGACCCATCCGATTGGACTCCCTCTAGTTCCTATAGTCATGGTTCTATTACCGTTAAAAAAGGAAACCTTTCTCCTTCAGATTTCTCCGGAGGTATACTTATAGAACTTATACTGGGCAATAAGATAAACGGATATGTTAAAAGGGTTATGCTTAGAATCAAGGTTAATTAGTCAAAGCCATTAGCATTGCAATTACCCAACATACAAGGGAGATGGTATATGCAAGGGAATATCTATGCCAAGGGTACCAGCCGGTAATATAAGAATCTACTTTTAATATTTGCGGATGTTCTTCTTCGAATTTCTTATCTTCTTCTCTAGAGGCATATTTATGCAATATAATTAAGGGAAGGAATACAAAGAATAATACAATAAGAACTGGGAGGCAGAGTAGGAGTATTACCTCCCACCCTTGCATTGATGACCCAGCATAGTTACCATCTCTATCAAAAAAGTATCTCATAGTAATTTGTATTTTATGTATCTGATTAATAGATAAATCGGAAATAGAGGTAATACTATCCATACCGAGATGAATAAAACGAGAGAGTGTATTTTGTGAGTATAGGGTAAATAATCCAAGCAAGCCCTTACAAAAAATACCGTGAACGGTAAGCATACCAAATAAATTATTGCTAATACAGTAGTCATTGTTCTTTGAGGTATTTGTTAATAATCTTGGTAAGCTTCTTATCAAATTCAATCATCATATCGAAAGCTTTCGAATCTTTCATACTTCTAATTTCCTTATCAAGGAGTTCTATGTTTCTCTTAATTGAGAAATAGGCCTTATATGCAAGGAATACTCTTTCATTTTCTTCGGTAAGTGGAAGAATTTCTCCCTTTTGCCCATCCAATCTTGGATATGTATCATCAGGACCCAAGGTTCTTGCAACTTTTACTCGGTTACTGAGCATTGCGAATCCACCTTTTTTATCGATAGATTCCACTGTAACTTTCTCAATGATGGGTCTTCCCGATAATGTGAAGAGAACCTCATCCCCCTCTTTGAGCTTTTTGATTTCTTTCTTTTCTTTTTTTTGCATATCTTTATTTATTAAGAATTTTTCTTTATGCAAATATACGAAATTATTCTTTATTTATTGCATTATCTATTTTATTTTTTATAAATTCATAGGCATTGCCCCGGTAATCCTCTAGCATTTTGTATTCCTGTGGAGATAGAAATATTCCGTTTACTTTAAAAGCATCTCTTAGATGCTCTGGTATAGTGCCCTGGTGAGCGATGTTATTATAACGGATAATGAAAAGTTTCTCTTGGTCTTCATCAATAACTCCCAGAGTGTTTACTGGTTGGAGTTTAGTTTGGTAAATACCACCAAAAGCCGAGGGCACCATTAAAATATTTCCGGGAATTTTAGTTACCCAGTGAGAATAATCTGGAGTAATTACCGCAATTTTACCCTCTTTCTCAAGCTCTTTATCATAAGCTAATCGATTAGACCAAAAAGCACATTGAAAACAAATTTGTTTTCTTGCCATAAGTTGAGGAATCTCTCTAGTTTCATCGAATTCCTCTAAATTAATGGGTTTGCCACATATCTGGCATTCATTTTTCTTTTCCATATTGCATTATTTTATAAGTTATATATGATAATAGAACCTCTAAACATATTGAAAATGGGTTATAAGCAATACTTTTGTTACTAAAATTGAACCTCATTAAAACTGATAAGTTATGGATAAACTAACAAATGAAATGATTAAAGACCTTGCTATTCGCTTAGGTCTAGAACCTGCTCTATTGAAAGCTGTTCAATTGGTAGAAGCAGCAGGTAGAGATGGATTTTTAGCTGATGGTAGGCCTCAAATTCTCTTTGAGGGTCACATTATGTACAAGGAATTTCATAAAAAATTCCCTGATAGAGATTTGGCTTACCTTTGTAAGAGATATTCTACGATTTTCTTCCCTAAATGGGATAAATCGAAGTACTTGGGAGGTGTACACGAGTACAAAAGACTCGAATTAGCCAAAGAAATTGACGAAGAATGTGC